GCAATCTGATGGTGACCGCCCAGTCCCAGTCACTGCCAACGATCGAGCAGTTGACCGAGATGCTGGTGACACACGGGTACGCGGCTTCAGTACTGTTTTGTGGCGGCGAGAACTCGGCAGGAACACCCGCGCTACGTGTGGATATGATCGACTCGAAGCGGTCGGATCACTCGGAGATGTACGAACTGATATTCGAGGAGATGAATCACGACAAGTCTACCTTCACCGTCGAGATGATCAGTGCCTCGTTCGTGGATGTTCGAATTGATGAGGTGGCCTGAGATGCCCCGACTTCCTTGTCAGGGGTACTGCGGTGGGTACGCTGATCTCGGAGAGATGGTAAGCGTTGGACCACATGGCGAACGAATGTGCCCGGAGTGTGCCCGAAAGGCGCGTGGTCTCAATGACTGACTGACACAACCCGTACTTTGACGAGGTAGCGGGTGGTGTGGTTGTCGACCGCGAACCGCTTCGATCTACGTGTGTTTGGCCACTTTGGCTGCACTGGCACCGACGAGTTCCACGAGATCCTGAACACCGAGTTCGAACTGGTTGAGTCAGTAACGATCCCGCGATATATGGGAATCAGAGATCAACTTCTGGTCTACGAACGCCACGAGTAATCACCACTGCGTTACGCCGTCTCGCTCCTTCTCCAACCTTCTATATACATGTACATCTGTCGTATACATATACATCTATACATTTATAGGCATAGTATACAGCGGTGTGTAGATGGATATTGGTAGTCAAGTAGAAGGTCTGTGCGTACGTTTATTATAGTGGATCTATAACGATTCGTTGTATTCATGTCCGAAGGACATTCAGAGGGGAACGATGTTATTAGGTTCCGACTACGGAAGGACGAAGATCCCCACGGAGTAACGGGTACGGGGGTAGTCGCCGTGGGCGGCGTGCTTCCTTCTGGAGCCGCATTTCTTGAGTTCCTGAACAACGCAAACGACGGGTTACAAGCCTCGAACAACGGGTTTGCGTATCATCCGGGCGAGGACGGGCTGGAGGATCTGCGGGAGATCCGGGTTCGGGATAACGACACCTACATCGAGTTCGTAGATAGCGATCTCAATGAGATTCCTGTAGAGGAGTAAGATGCCACGCCGCTCAGTGTCAATCGTATACATGCTGCTGTACGTGTTTATCTTCTATGCGCTGTTGGTCGGCGCGAGCGTGGTGATTGCGATTTACCACATCAATGCGGGGATATAATGGCTGTGGGGAGTTGTTCCACCGCGATCTTGACTGCGCCACACTGGCCGGAGACGTGATCGAGATGCCCGAGATGATGGCCCTCAAATGGGGGCTGACGTATTGTCCTGACTGTATTCCGAAACCCTCCGATCTACCGTAGGTATTGCTATGCAACACACACCCAACAACCACGGTCACCGACCACTCCGAATCGATCCATCGAACCAGAAACCCTTGATTGACAACCAATCACTTACGTTGGACGAATATCTGTATACTATCAATGAGCAAGGCGAGTGACGAATCCGAGCCGATCCGTTTCGATCGGCCACCGATCGAGGGCGAGTCAGTGCCCGACTACCTGTTTCGCGCCCAGATCCTCAACGTCGTCGACGGTGATACGGTGGACGTATTGATCGACCTCGGCTTCGAGCAGTACACTATCGAGCGGGTCCGCATTGCTGATATCGACACCCGTGAGACGAACTTCGTCGATCACGACTCCTCGGAGTACGAGCGTGGGATGGCTCACACCGAGTACGTGAATACGTTCGTACAGACCAGCCAGTCCGACGAGTGGCTGTTCAATGAGTGGTCGTTCTTCCTCTACTCACACGAGTACGAGCGCGGTGCGTACAAACGCATCATCGGCGATCTCTACTCGCGGGAACTCAGCGAGTGGTTAGGCGAGTCAGTGATCAACGCTCACGACGACGTGGAGCAGTACGACTAACCGATGAGTTCAGCCCCGTACGTCACGACGAACGCCACCGATCCCACCGACACGCAGTCGAAACGCGCGTCGTTCCAGTCCGCGTTCCGTCGTCGCTGGAAGACGACCCGTGGAGAGAACCGGGCGTGGATCATGGATCTCGCCAAGCCGTGGGCAACCGAGCGCATTGTGAGTGACACGCGCAATCAGTTCCGCCGCCGGGCTGAACGCAACGTGCTTGATCAGGAGTCGGCCACGGCCATTCGGCGTGGTCGACACTGGACAGGGACCTACATACGGACGGCCTACCAGAAAGGTCTCGAACTGGCGCGTTCGGATCTGCGTGCCTACAGCGAGTTCGATGCCCTTACCGAACAGGAGATTCGCCAAGCCACGACCATCGAGAACGACCGCCACCAACAGCGTCTGGCCGCCGAGTACGAGAAGGTTTACTATAAGATCGAGGACCACATCGGCTCTGCGACTGCCGCTGTCACAACCGTCGCACGGGAGGCCATCGAGAACGACAACAGTCGCTCGTGGTTCGCCAACGAAGCTAATCGTGCGATTCGCTCGTCGGTCACGTCCCGGTGGAAGTCGACCGCGAACACCGCCGTGGTACGGGCGGTTAATGAGGCCCTACTCACCAGCTTCGAGTTGGCTGACGTGACCAGCGTGATCGCGGCCATCGAGCAATCGACGACTGAACCCGCATCAGAGACGACGACCAATGCTCACCCAGTCTCGCTCACCAATCGGACGGTTACCGTCAACTCTGCGGGTGAGGTGGAGTGGGGAACCGCAGGCGATGATCGCGTCTGTTCGGTCTGCCAAGCTCTCGAAGGCCGCGTCCTGAAGATCAAGGACATCCGGCAGAACGGCCACCTCCAGCCACCGATCCACCCCAACTGCCGGTGTCGGCTGGTGCCGCTGCCGATGGATCTCGTCAAGGACGACAAAGTGCTGGAAGTGCCCCAGAAGTTCTTGGACGCCACCGGTCTCAGCGACATGCAGACCAAAGCCTGACTTCACAGATTCGGACTAATTTGTGCGGAGTACTGGTCTCGATAACACGAATGCTTAAGTAGCTCCTATACATAGACTTCTACTAACTCCGGCCTGCGGTTGGCCTTGGGGATTCGGTGATCAGCACTGGCTGTCGTCTTTTCGGGCTTGTTGTTCGCTGAGTCACCAGTAGAGAGGTGTTTATGCACAATCGAGAACAGACCGTCGAAGCAGACGTATCGTTGCTGGAACAAGAAATCGAGCCAGCGACGTTCGTACTTGAGACGGTGTACAAGGGTGAACGTCGTATTATCGCGGATGGTGTTGCGTTTCCACCGCCGAACGAGATGGTCGTTGTAAGCTGGCGCGCGTCGGGATCGACCGAACTGATCCCGAGCGTCGAGAGCTTGTACGAACGGTTCGGCGATGCACCCCGCGTGATGTGGCGTCACAGTTCGGGTATTCTCACCGAAAGCGAACCACAGGCGTTTATCGACTCGTATCAGTAACCTTGGTGATCACAGCATGTCGAAACTTCTTCACCGCTGTTTGCATCGTCATCTCGAAATCGAGATCGCCACAACCGCAGTTGGGTTCCTGCTGATCTCGATGTATGGAACCGGATTCGTCCAGCGGCGCGAAGTCCTGTTCCTTGGCTTGGCCGCCATCGCTGCGGGTACTGGCCTCGATCAGTACGCCAGCCGCAAACTCGGCTTGGGTACGCAGTCGTCGAACACAGAGTAACTACAATATACATGGCTATCGATACAGACACGCTCAATCGCTCTCGGATAGTACCGGTTGATACCGAACAGACACTCGGCACGTACAGACTTCCCAGTGCTTCGATCAATCGCGCATTTCTCGTGGCCGTGATGATTGATAGCGATGAGGACGTAGGCATCGAGATACAAGTTGGGTCGTGGCGATCCGATGACGAGGAGACGATTGACTGGTTCGCGCTGGATATAGTCAGCGGCGTTGGCTCGAATCAGGAGTTCCGTGATACGTTCGAGATTGCGAGTTCGTTCGTTCGTGTGAATCTGATTGATACTGCGTCGACTGATTCAACTGCTCATTTCGCCGTGAGCGCGGGGCGATAATGGAAGGCATTGACGACTGGGAAGATGCCTTCGGCAACCAGCTAACGCGGAACACCCGTGTCAACGCTGATCTCGCGGCTCACTCCAGTTTCCCGATTCCGATGGAAACCTCGTTACCTCGACGACTAATCCCGGCGGCTATCTACTGACGCTCGCGTCAACACGTCAGAGTGGGTTTCTTAGCCCGGCTCGTTCGGCGGGCGGCTTCGTGGACAAACACGTCCTCTGGGACGGTGACGTGGCGGTGTTCATCGCCAAGCAGGATACGACGTTCTCAATAGCCTACTACACGGAGCAGGACTGGTAGGCAAATAGGAGAGTGGCGATAATCGCCACTCTCCTCGAACGCGTATCAGTAGCCGCGATGACCTCACAGTATGGCTTAACTGTGGGACGGCAAGCATTCGGTGGGAAGCCACATACCGAGCAGGATGGCACAACGCCACGGAAGCGCGTGACCTGCTGCTCACATTAATCGTGGACATCGGTTCAACGTACGGGACTTTCATTGACTGTCACGAGTCGAGTACCCGGAACACGATACCGATGGACCACCAGTGGAGAGCAGTCACCGAGTGACGCGACGTTTGGTCAGTTATGTGTGTCAACGATTCAGTTATTCAGATAATCGTCACGCGTTCGCCATGCTGTGGTATGTTTCCGAGCGGACCGAACCTGTGGAGCGACCAACCCGGCGGTTGGATTCCCGCAACTTAGCCCCGGTTCAGCCGCGATGGTTCAACTCCATCTCGCTCCGTTGCTGATTGGTCGGGTTGTGATGATTGAGTTGGCGGTGCATAACGCGATGAACGAACCGGCGTAGCGACCCCGACTCACTCTTTCCAGTACTGGTGGGGTGAGCAAACCTCGCTGTACACGGAGGTGTATCGCTGTGACCAACAATTCTACAGACCGAACCGTCAGCGGCACGACGGTAAACGCATCAGCGGCAACGGTCGCCAACGCGGGTGGAATGGATATGCGTGTCCACCAGCCCTCGATGGACAAGCCGGTTGCCGAAGACGTTCGTCTCGTCGAGCGAAACGATCGGGAGTATCTGGTCTTCCCGCTTATCATCGCCCGCGAGATGGTTCTGGAGTATCCCGAGGAATCGCCGCCAACACGCGAGTACCTGTCCGCAGAACGTCTCCGTGAAAGCAAAGAACTCTGGGCTGGCACCCCACTCACGTTCGTTCATCCGAACAACCCGCGCAAGACAGCCGCCGACCCCTTCGCCTTTACGTCATACAACATCGGCGAGGGCCACGACCCGGAGATCGTTGGCGACAACGATGACAAACTCCGCGTTCACGGCTGGCTGGATATCGAGAAAGCCGAATCGATCGGCGATCTGGCGTCCGATGTGGTGGCTGGGCTGCGAAACGGCGACGAACTCTCCGTTTCGGCAGGCTACGTCACGCTCAACGATCGGTTCGTCTCGGGGTCGTTCAACGGCGAAGCCTACGATGTCGAACAGGGGATTCTGATCCCCGATCACATCGCCATCTTCCCGTCGGATGAGTTCCTCGCGCGTTGTACTCCAGAAGACGGCTGTGCGGCTCCTCGTGCCAACGCGGTTCTTGAGCAACCATCGACACCAGCGACTGAAGCAGACATGACCGATCCAACAAACGAACAGGATATCGATCCCACACAACTCCGCGTGTGCGACCATATCTCGCCTGCGCTTGCCCCCCGGCTCAACGCCCAACAGGAGGATGTCGAAGCATCCATCCGGACGTTGGCTGGCGAGGTGAGCGATCGAGACGCACTCGCACGTGTCGTGTCCAACGCCTATGACCTGTCCGAGACGGACGTGCTGACCGTTCTCGAACGGGCCGAGGCGGGCGATATCACTGTGAACGCCTCCACACTAAGCAAGCTGATGGGTGCCGCGCCCAGTGCGTCGGTCGATCCGTCCGCACTCCGCGAGAACGCATCGCCTTGTGACTGTGGAACAACGACGAACGCCGAAGGTGGGGTTACCGACACCGAGTCGGAGACGCCACCTGACGCGGCCACGACTGACACTCCCGACGGGCCAACGGCTCCGGAGGCCGACTCCGAGACCGATGATGAAGACGAGCCGGGCGACGTGACCGACACCGAGTCGGATGCAGATACAGATACGGATGCTGATACCGATCCCGCTGACTCCGAGACAGAGCCTGCCGAGGGTGCTGAGGGTGGCGACGAACAGACTCCTTCCGACGAGGAAGCCGAATCGACCGATGCTGATACTGACGCTGACGCTGATACAACTATGCCAGAAACACTCTCAGTCGAACAACTCGCTGCGAACTCCGCCTACGGCCTTGACGAGCTTCAGGGCTGGGACGAGGATCAACTCGCCGCGCTTGAGATGACGATCCTGACGAACAACCCCGCACTCGCTGAGGAAAGCGAGGGCGGTGAAAGCGACTCCGAGACCAACATGGACGGCTCTGACCACGGCAAGGGCGAGGACTACAGCGAAGACAAGTCCAACGCCGGTGGCGAACCCGTCACCCGCGAGGAGTTCTCGGAGATGAAGGCCATGGTCGAGGACGCTCTCAGCCAGAAGAACAACGCCGAGAAACGACAGAAGGCACGCGCCGTCTCGAACGCCGTCGAGGGGCTGAGTGAGGATGCGGCTGCCTCGCTCGACGACGAAGCCCTCGATTCGCTGGCCGAGAAGCACAACGCCCCGTCCGCTGTGACCGGCAACTATTCGGCAGTTGCCGGACCGGTTGACCGACAGCCACAGGGTGCTGGACCGTCCGACGAAGATCTCGCAGACATGCCCGCTGGCGGGCGTTCCGACTGGGAAGCGCGTCAGGCGGGAGGTGACTGATCATGGTAGACCGAATAGGCAGTCGTATCAACGCCGGTAGCAGCAACAAGCTGGGCATCATCCGCTACGGTCGGGAGGAGATGACGCAGTACGAACTCTCGGCGGGCGACGACATCATGCCCGGCGAAGCACTGATGCGGACCGAGGACACCGACGGCCCCGAGTTCGTCCACCACGACGGCACGGAGACGAAGCGTGTCTACATCGCCGTCGAAGCACGCGGTCGCGGGATGGACGCCCAGACGGATACGGGCTACACCGCTGGCGAAGATCTCGTCATCGCGGTGACTGCCAGCGGTGGCGGGCTGAACCTGCTCGTCAAGGACGGCGAGAGTCTGGCCAACGGCGATGTGCTGATTCCCGAAGCAGACACCGGGCAGTTCATCGAGGAGTCTGGTGAGGGCTGGTCGGTTGCAGAAGCAGGCGAGTCGATCGAAGTCTCGGGTGCTGCTACGCTGGTACACACTGAGGTTGGTAACTGATGAGTGGAAGTTCAAAACAGTCCGGTAATCCCGGCTACGCGGCGACACAAGTACAGCAGGCACCACAGTACGCTCGCGCTCAGATGACCGCGAACGCTATGGAGCGCAAGCGGATTCGGGCTAACGCCTCGCTGCCGAAGCAGGCGTGGGTTGGTATTGAGAACGCGGTCTACCCCGCAATGGACGACGTGCTGACCGTTGTGGCTGACCTTCGAAGCCGCGGTCTCACCACCTCCGAGTCCGTCTCCAACAAGGTCAGCGAGTGGCATAAGTCGGACTACGATTCGACCGCCACCGTCAGCATGGAGCCGGATACGTCCACTGACGAGTCCGAGGCGCAGTACGACCTCGATGGCTCGCCCGTTCCGCTTATCCACTCGGACTTCTCCATCGGCTGGAGGGAGTCCGGCGAGGGTGACGGACAGGTCGTCGACGAGGATATCGAAACGCTCAACGCCGAAGGCTCGGGCCGGGCCGTCGCCGAAGCGATGGAGAAACTGGCCCTCTACGGCTGGGAGCCATCGATCAACGGCGACGATCTTGGCGGCGTGCAGGACGGCTACACGATGTACGGGCTGGCCAACCACCCGAACGTCCACACCGGGACGCTGGGCAACTGGCTTACCTCGCCGGAGGTCATCCGCGAAGACCTGAAGGATGGCATGTTCCGCGACATGAAGGACGACAACTTCCGCGCCACAAACACTGGCTACATGGTGTACATCGGCGAAGGGCTGGAAGACGTGATGGAGGACCCCGATCCGGAAGGCACTGGTGACCGTCTCATCCGAGACCGCATCGAGAACCTGTCCGACGTGGGTACCATCAAGGTCAGCCAGTTCCTCGAAGACGACGCCTGCCTCGCCTTCCGGCCAACGAAGGACGTGATCGACCTCTCCTTCGCGCTCGAAGAACAGGTCGTCCAGTGGGAAGACCCGTTCCGCGACAACTTCAAGACCGTCGCTGCGATGACTCCACGTGTCAAGGACACGCTCCGCGGCCAGTGTGGTATCTCCTACTACACGGGCGGCACCTCGTAGAGTGATTTCTGATGGCAGATGAACAAGGAACCGGGCTTGGAGACGGCTACTTCGCCCGCAAGAAACTCGGTCGCATCGTCAACGGGCTACTCGATCAGATCGGTCCGAACGGGCGGCGGTATCCACCGCAGGATGCCCCACCCGCCGGAGCCGAAGTCGGCGACAGCTATCTCGCCGATGGGACCAACTGGGACCCAGCCGGAACCGGCAACGCGGCGTTCGTTCAGTACGACGGCGCAGCGTGGCAGGTCGTACACGAACACGTGTAGGCCGTAAACTCAAGAAACACCTAACATAATCAAATGGTAAAACTTCGTGTGAAGCGGGGCACCTATCGGACGGCAGACGGGACACGCATGGAGCGCGGCGACACCTTCGAGGTGTCGGAGGAGCGTTTCAAGCGACTGAACCCGGAGTCTTACGAGGTGCTATCAGAGACGGACGAGGAATCGAACGCGGAACCAGATGCAGATGCAGACGTGGCACAGGAGTCGGGACTGGAACCAGAGGCCGATACTGACACTGATGCTGATGCAGAGTCGGAGTCGGAGTCGGAGTCGGACGGTGCCGAGATCGAGATCGACTTCCCAGAGGAGTCCGGATCGCCGGATCTCGTCGAGGAGTCGGCTGCGGCAGTCGACGACACGGACGTGGAGTTCGATACGGAGGCTCCCGAAGACCGCGAGCCAGCGAGCGACGATGGTTCGAACCCGCTGGTCGATCATCCGTCGGTAACGGACGAGGCCGAAGCCGAGTCAGCAGATACGTCCGACGCCGAGGCCGACTCGGAGTCACCGTCGTTCGACGACGTGACGCCATCGGGCCACGTTCCGGACGACTACCAGATGCTCTCGAAGATGGCCAAACACTACGACGGCGACGAGGCACACGGGTCGATGAGCGGTGACGATCTCAGTGCATTCTTCGGCGAGATGAGCGATACGGAGATCGACTACCTCCGCGAATCCGCCGAGTCCGAACTCGCTAACTGAACGCAGTTTTCGGTGATTCAATCCAATGGCACTTGATGACTACTTCGACGTAACTGACGCTCGCGTCACTCCATCCGACGTGATAGGTGGCGGGTTCGGTACCGAGCTAACAACCGATCAGATCGAACAGAACATCATCAAGGCTCATCACCGAGTCGAGTCCGTACTCGTCGGCTTCGGTGTGGACGACGAAACGCTTGCTCTGATCGAGTTGGATCTTACCAGACACTGCATCACGTTCGGCCCGGAACGCCAAGTCGACAAGGACGGCAGTGGGCCGAGTTCTCGAACCTACAGCGGCACCTTCGGTCGCGGACTGGACGGCACCACGTACGGCCAGTTGGCCATGGATCGTGACCCGTCGAACCGGCTCGGCAAGGACCTGATGTCCTTTTCGACCGTCGGCGGCAAAGACGGCGACTACCCGAGTCAGTGGGACGTGTGAGTGATCACCGATGACTGACATTCCACGCGAGGGTCGGCGACAGATCAAGCGCATGGGCGTGCCGGTGACGCTCACCACCAAAGAGCAACTCTCCCAAGGCAGCCACGGCTCGCAGTGGGCGGCGTCGGCTGACTCGCCGCACTCGATCATGGCCGTGCCCGATCCGGGTGGTTCGACGGTCGAACAGGACTTCTCCGGAATGGACGACGAGGCGGATATCGTCTTCATGGTCCGCGATGATCTCTCGGATACCACTGATGGCGAGCTTCGAGACGGCGGCGGCGAAGACGCTTCGGAGATCGAGTACTACGACACAACGTTTCGTGTCGAGTTCATTTCACCGTATCTTGCTGCCGGGCAGGTACTGCTCGTCTGCGCGGAGTACTCGCCATAAAAGATGGTACGCAGGACTGATTCCCATGATAGACAACTACGCCGATGCGACGGTCGAACAGACACTGGAGGCGATCAGTTCGTTCAGCGGCGAACGACTCGTCGAGTTCCGGGCGTTCGAACGCGACCACAAGGATCGAACAGGCGTGACTGACGGTATCGATGATCTGCTGGTAACCATCGAGGTGCCCAACGGCGGGTACTTCTACGGCTACTGGTTCGATGAAGGCGGGCGGTACGAACGGCTTGATACGCCCAAGCTTCGCCGAGCAGCCCGCGAAACGCTGCTGAAGATCGTCGAGGCGTAACGCCATGGTCGAAGATATCAACAACTTTGACGATGTGTACGACGGCATCGACATCGCGCTCGATGACGGCATGGAGGCGTTGCACGACACCACGCTCTCACGTGTGATGCGGAACTGGGATTCGGGTACTGACGCGATGGGTAACAGTTGGCCGCAGTTGGCTGCTGCGACTGTTGACGCGAAGGGATCGAGTCAGATCCTCACCGACTCCGGCAGCCTGAAAGCCAACGTGAAGGCCGAATCCGAGTATCGTAAGAAGACACGTACTTCGGTGATCACGTCTACGCTGCCGTATGCCGCGGTTCACGAGTTCGGGCTTGCCGAACAGGGCATTCCAGCCCGTCCGTTCCTCGGCCCGGCGGCGGAGTTTGCCATGTCCAAACTCACGCTGATCAGCGATGAACTCGATGACCAACTCGTGAACGCCGAGATCAAGTAATCTGATTCCGATTCCGACCTCGATCCGCTGTTCTTCCATTCATCATGCTCACAACTGTAGAACGTCAGCGACTCGAAGCCGCCCTGCCAGTCACTACGACGGTCGACTGGGAGTACGAGGATACTGACGACGTGATTCAACAGGTATCAGTGACGATCGATCCCGCGCTGATCTGGAGTGGCGGCGAGCAAACCGGCGAGTTCGACGACTACCCCGTGGTTGCGCTCGGCATGGACTCACAGGGTGGCATCGTTACGGATGAGACTCCGCTGGACAGCTACGCGGGCTACACCGAGAGCGATGATGGCTCGACGATTACCGAGCGTGATGAACAGCCACAATCCGACACGCTGTCGTTCAGGGTCGCGGTCGAACGGCGGTTCAAGGACGCGATTCCGCCACAGGTGCGACTCGAACAGCTTGTCAACCCGATCTGGCAGTGGCTCGTCCATACCGCTTCGAACGCCGCACTGAACGTGGACTCCGCCGAGGGGCGTGCGCTCACTATTGAGCCACAATCTTCGCCGACGCCGTTCGAGTCCGTCGACACGCTGCGGGCGGAGTTCACCGCAACGGTGGGCTATACCTCGGTAGTCGAATCAGAGTTCGAGGCCGTCGATCTGTTCGGCGTCGATGCAGAGCCAACCACAGAGTAAGCGACACAGACATAGACCCAAACCAAATCACGCAGTTGCTGCTGGACTAACCAATGCCAAAAGAAATCGTCCACATTGACCTTTCGACAGAAACTGGTGCCCGTCCCCAGCCAACGTACACTGACGTTGGCATCGTGGGGACCATGACCAGTTCACCACCGAACGCGGGGTTCGGCGAGGTGAACCGGTACACCAGTGCTGCCGACGTATCGAACGACTACGGTGACGGGACGCCAGTCCACACGTCATCGCAGGCACTCGCCGAAATGGGTGCCAGCTACTGGTACGTTCTCGTACTGGAAGCCACCGAACAATCCGAAACGCTCACCGACGGCACTGACCTGCCGAACGGCCCTGTTCTCGGCGAACAGGAGATCTCCATCGACTCCGCCGATATCGGCTTCACCACCGAGAGTCCGCCGGTGCAGGATCAAGATACCGCGGCGACGGTGATCAACACCGACACGCTCGAAGTCGCCACCAGCGAGACCGATCCGGAACTAACCTATTACACGGCTGATTTCACGGGACTCGATGTGATGTCTCCGACGATCAACCGCGTGGGAGCCGCCGATATCCGTGCGACTGAGCGGGATATCGGGACGCTCAACGCGCTCCAGTCGTGGGCATCGAGCAACGATGCCGGAATGATCACCGGCGGTCCTAACGTCTCGACGTTCGCGGACGTGGAGACGGCGATGGATACGGCCCACGCTGTTTCGGGCTACCTGCCGAGCGGTGGTCACGCGATGCTGGTGAACAACAACAGCGAGGATCTGGCGGCGTATCTGCTGGGGCGACTGGCCACCAGCGATCCGTGGCACAACTTCTACTGGGATGAACTCCCAGTCGGCGGCGCAGTCAGCACGATGATCGGCGATCCGGCAACCGCCGACACGTTCGAGGGCGGCGACACCGACAACTCGGGTCCCGTCAACGTCATCATCAACAAGGGCGGGACGACGATCGTCTCGAACTCGCTGACGACTGCAGGCAACTCCTCGGACTACCAGTTCTTCGACGTGCGTCAAACAGCCGTATTCATCCGCGCCGAAGTCCGCCGGATCCTCGAATCACTCCGGATTCGCCGGGACAGGATCCCGTTCACGAGCGATGGCCGCGACATCATCCTCAACGTGATTTCCGACACGCTGCAGGAGTACGTCGGCGGTACTGGTAATCCGCTGTCGGCGGCCTCGACCACCGTGCCGGAGGTGGCCTCGCTGTCGGATACTGATAAAGCAAACCGCGAGTGGACCGGCATCGAACTCGACATCACGCTGGCTGGCGATGTCCACGAGTTCACGCTCGGTCTGACGGTGGGAGTCTGATAACAGATGGTACAATTCGATGCCCAAGAGATCGCCGTCATTATCGACGGCGAGCGGGTTGCATTGGTCGACTCGATCGGTTACGATCAGTCGAAGGATCACGAACTCGAACGCAGCCTCGACCCAGATGGTACGGTGCGGATTATCGGGACGGGCGAGTACTCCGGTTCGATTGCCATCAAGGCAGTTTCGGAGTCAATCCCCACGCTGGAAGATCTGTTCCAGAACAACACGGAGTTCACCCTGTCGGTCTCCTACACCGAGTCGGAGCCACGTGACAAGTCGGACTTCATCCGTGTTGCGCTCAACGAGTGGGGACCAGCCGACGACTACGAGGAGTCGTCGATGCCCATGTACGAGGGCAGTTGGGACGCCACGCGTGTCGAACACGTGAACTGAACTGAACTGACACTGCTGTAATTGAGTCGATGCGGGTACTGCTGAACGGGGTTTTCGATGACTGATACTAATACAGACGCAGCCGAGACTGAGCCGGACGCACAGGACAATACAACCACCGCCGAAGCCGAACCAAAGGTAGAGCCAGAACCGGAGATAGAGACCGAAGGCGTCTCTGATCTCACCGAGATGGACCCCGAGGAGATGTCCATCGAGGAACTGGAGAATCAGGAGTGGACGCTTGGTGCCGGGCCAACCAAGGATTACATCAACTTCCGAGGCACCGTCTTTCTGATCGAAGATCCGGACGATGACACGGTTCTCAACATGATGGCCCAAGCCGATACGGGCGAGACATCGGCCAGTGATCGGATGTACGATCTCTGTCGCAGTGCGATCACCGCCCCGGAACTCACGCCGGAGCGATGGCGTGATATGCGAATGAGCGAGCGGATCGGGCTGTTAACTCGTGTCAGCACGGCCATCGGCCTCAACGATATGATGGATTTTCCCGAAGATGGGCAGCCAGTCCAAGTGGAATCCTAACAACTCGGTTGGCCCGCGAGTTTGGTCTCGATCCGACGGAGGTTGCCCAGTGGCCGTGGCAGAAACGGCTGCACTGGAGCCAGTCGCTGTCCGAACTCGATCAACAAGAATCCGAACAGGCCGACAAACAACTGCCGGACGATGCGCCGTCACACGACCAGCATCGGACGAGTAGTAGCGTCACACCCGGCGTTGCCAAACACGGCAACGTCATTACTACGTAACCGCACCCACGTCACTTCATTAATTCATGTTCTCAGGAAACGTCCGCCGCATTGCGACGGTAGTCACAGCTAACGATCAAGCCACTCGTCAGCTGAAAGACGCCGAGTCCGCGGGGGATGACGCCGCCCAGTCGTTCGAGAACACAGAGAAGGCAGTCGGCGGGATGCGAGCAGCATTCGTTGCGTCGGCTGCAGTGACGGGCGCATTGGCCGCGTCGGTCGGCGCGCTGGTTATGCAACATGGACGCGCCGAACAGACGTTCAGCCGAATGCAGGAACTGATGGGTGCGACCGATGCTGAGATGTCGAAGCTTCAGGATACGGCGATGGCGATTGGGATCGATCTCCCCGTTGCCATGGGCGATGCCTCCCGTGCGATGGAGCAGCTTGCTTTCGCCGGGTTCAGCGTCCAAGAATCCATGCAGGCTGCCCGTGGTGTGGCCAACCTTGCGGTCTCCTCGACGCTGACCATGAAGGAAGCCGCGCGTGATACGGCCTCGACGCTGCGGATGTACAACCTCGCGGCGGATGAGACCCATCAGGTGACTTCGGCACTGGCCGCGACGTTTGCCAGTTCGACGACGAACCTCGCCGATCTCACCCGAACGCTGAACCGCGCCGGATCGGTCGCCTCGAATACCGGCATCACGCTCGCCGAGGTGTCGGGTGCGGCTGGGGTTCTTGCCGATACGGGTATCCGTGCGGCACGTGCCGGTGAGGGGATTCGGAAGATGCTCCAAGAGTTGGCCGCGCCGTCGGGCAAAGCCGCCAAGCGAATGACCGAGTTGGGACTCTCGACCCAAGACTTCCTCGATAGCGAGGGTGAGTTCATCTCCCTGTACAACACGCTTGACGTGATCAATAACTCCATGTCGGATATTCAGTCGGCCTCCGAGCGGATGGCCGCCGCCCAAGATCTGGCCGGGCAGACGGGTCAACGCGCACTAATCCCGCTGCTGAATAACCAAGAGAAGCTGAACGAGAAGATCGGCGATGTGTTCCGCTCGGAGATCAAGGCGTCGGTCGGCCAACTCAACAAGCTGAACCCCGATCAGATCGCCGCCGTCTCCGAGGCGTTGGACATGCCGAATCTCGATCCATCTGAAGTCACGCCGACGGAGATCGTCACGCGAATGGACGAGTTGGCGGCTTCCGGCGAGACCACCAGCGAGATCGCTATGCGCCTGCAGGGCGCGTTGAACATCTCGGGCGACGCCGCCACGTCGCTTGCCTCTGATATCACTGATGCCAACACGAGCGTCGGCGAGATCTCGCAGGGGATCGGTGGTGTCAGCACGGCGTCGGAGATCGCCGCGAGCCAGATGGATACCGCCGCAGGCTCGGTGAAGTTCCTGAGATCGAGTCTGGATGCGATGACGTTCTCGATTTTCACGGGTGCCGGACCCAGCATTCAGTGGCTGAATGAGGAGATAGCTGCGGGGGTGAACTGGGTCAACAACCACGAGGGCGCGTTACAGGCGTTGGGTGCGGTACTGATCCCACTGACGGGGACGTTCGCCGCCCTCACGCTGGCGTTGGGTGCCAACATCCTTGCCACGCAGATCCTCGCGGTCTCTCAGGGCACGCTGGTCGGCGGCTTCATTGGCTCGATAATTGGAGCCGGGAGTCTGGCTGGTGCGCTCGGCGTGCTGAGCGGCGCACTGTATGCGACTGCCGCCGGGGTCTGGGCGGTGTTGGCTCCAGTCTGGCCGATCATCGTCGCGGTCGGCTTGGTGGTCGGCGTGTTCGCCGCGCTCGCAGCCATTATGAAGTTCGATGTGCTGGGAGCCGGGGATGCCGCGGCGGGTGTGTTCGACGCGCTCGGCAAGGGTGCGTCGTGGCTTGGCGGCCATCTCCAGACGCTCGGTGCGATTCTGTGGCAGTTGGGTCGCATCGCGGCGATTGCGTTCGCGGCCATTACGCTCGGCCCGTTCGCCGCTGCGTTGAAGTTCTTCGATAATCCGGGCAAGTGGCTCAACGCTGGGAAGAACGCCGTCATGGGGCTGGTCGCGCCGTTCAAATCCATGTTCCCCGGTATTCTGCTCGCACTTATTCCGGGTGTAGGGTGGCTGTTGGCGGCTGCTCACCTTGCACCGGATGCGTGGAAGCAGCGTGGCTACGATATGGTGAAGGGACTGGTGGAGGGCATCGTGCCCGGACCAGTGCTGGATGCTGTGTCGTCGGTTACTGATGCAGCCTCGGCCTATTTGCCGTTCTCTGATGCGTTGAAGTTCTTCGATAATCCGGGCAAGTGGCTCAACGCTGGGAAAAACGCCGTCATGGGGCTGGTTGCGCCGTTCAAATCCATGTTCCCCGGTATTCTGCTCGCGCTTATTCCGGGTGTGGGGTGGCTGTTGGCGGCTGCTCACCTTGCACCGGATGCGTGGAAGCAGCGTGGTTACGATATGGTGAAG